AACCACCATTTCAAGCGTATGTAATTAGTGGTCAAGTATCGAATTCAATAGAAGCACAACAATTAATAAATAATCAATCAAAGTTATGATGAATAAAAAAATAAAAGTTATCGAGTATGGAATAGATGATACTGGTATGTTAGGTGTTCACGCAATTAGCGTTGTAGAAGAACCTGCAATTGGTGTTGACTTCGTTGCACTATCAGATGAAAAACGTTATGTAACACTTGCATCAGAAGAACGCAAGATGTTATATGGTGCATTATTAATTCCCGACCAATTAATTTATCGTTACGATGAAACGCAAGGTGAATACTATGTGAAGTATTCAAAAGAAACAATTGAAAAGATTGCGCACAATTACTTCAAGCAGAACTTACATCACAACGCTACATTAGAACACGAAGCACCAGTTGTTGGTTTAACGCTTGTTGAATCGTGGTTAATCGAAGGTGAAAATGATAAATCAAAAGAGTTCGGTTTTTCATTACCAGTTGGCACGTGGTTCGGTGGTATGAAGGTTGAAAACGATGAAGTGTGGAATAAGGTAAAAAGTGGTGAAGTAAAAGCGTTTTCAATCGAAGGTATGTTCGTTCCAAAAAAAGAAATGAAGATGTCAGAGCAACAAGAACAATGGATCATCGAACTTGAACAAATGTTGCAGTTAGCAAGTGAAGAAGAAATCGTTGCGCGTTATGAAGATTATGTACGTGTTGTAAATATGACTTATGATGAACTTAATGAATGGGCAAAATCTGAATGCTCACGTTTAGCTTCATTAGACCGTTCACCAATTGAAAGAAATTTAGAATTACTATCAACACCAAAATCTGAATGGACTGAAAAGCATTTTGAATGGGCAGGTAAAACAATCGCGTTCATTAATCGTATGCGCGAGAATAGCGCAGGTGATTCGTTAGTTGATAGCGAAGGTAATGAGTGTGGAAGTAAGCGTACAATATCACTTAAAAATTGGGCATTTGACCCGAACAAATGAACATCGAAGGTGGTGCATACTTACGAATTGAATTGAATAATAATGATGTAAATAACTTCATCAATGCAATTCAAAAAATCTGCAATGAAGAAACAAAGATTGCTATTAAAAAGTATGGATTGAACGAAGATGAAATTGCGTTATTTAAACAATTGAATTCATACTTCGATTAAAAAAAAAGGTGCTACGTTTAGCACCTTTCTTTTATCAAACTTAATTAACAAAAAACAATAACACAGAACAATCATCTGAATTATGAAACAAATATACGTGATGTTCTATTTACTAACTGAATTAATATATAAACACATTATGAACCTAAAAGAAAAAGTACAAGAGTTGTTTGCAAAATACAACATCAGCTTATCTGTATCAGAAGAAGTTGTTGAAGTAAAGCAAATGACTGAAGGAATTCTTGAAGATGGTTCTTCTATTTACACCGATAGTGATGCGTGGGCAGTTGGTGTTCGTGTACTTGTTAAAGATGCAGAAGGCAACGATGCACCTTTAATGGATGGCGAATACAAATTAGCTGATGGATCAACGATTGTTGTTACCGAAGGTGTGATTGCTGAAATCAAACCAATGGAAGAAGAACCGAAAGTTGAAGTTGAAGTTGAAGCAGAATCAACAGAAGTTGTTGAGCAATCAACTGAAATGAATGCTGAATTCGAAGCAATCCTAAATGTTGTTGCAAATCTTGAAAAAGAAATTGCTACACTCAAAGCAGAAAAAGAAAACTTGTCAGCGCAAGTAACAAAACTATCTGCACAACCAGCAGTTGAATCAGTAAAAACTGAATTCAAAAAAGCAGTTAAAGAAGCACCTTCAAAATCATTTAAGCAAATGACTTACGAAGAACGCTTCGCTTACAATCTAAATAAAAACAAATAAAAAAAAGAAAAATAAAAAATGGCTACAACCACATCACTTACATCAACCTATGCTGGTAAAGAAGCAGCAGGTTACATTCGTTCGGCATTTTTGTCTAACGAAACATTGCAGTACATCACCGTTAAAGAAAACGTTGAATACAAGCAAGTAGTTCGCAAATTAGTTGACAACATCACTTTCGCAAACGCGACTTGTGACTTCACACCAACTGGTACCGTTACATTAACTGAAAGAGTTTTAACACTTGAAAAATTCCAAGTGCACAGACAACTTTGTAAGAAAGATTTCTTGATTGATTGGGAAGCTAAATCAGAGCAGAATGGACAACTTCACGCTTCACTTGCTGATGCAATCATTGCTAATATGATGGCAGGAATTGCAGCAAGAAACGAAGTTCTTATATGGAGCGGTGTGAACGCAAACGCTGGTGAATACGATGGATTCGAAACATTATTCTTAGCTGATGCTTCTGTTCTTGATGTATCAACACCAGTTGCAATTGACGAAACAAACGTTATCGATGAAATCAAAAGATTAGTTGATACTTGCCCTTTGAAAGTTCGTCGCTCAACTGAAAAACCACGCATCTACGTTTCATCAAACGTTGCAGAAAGTTTCCGTTATGCGATTCTTGGATTAGGCAATGGTTCATACTTGTATCAAGGTGAAACCGTTGTAATGACTTGGTTAGGTCAGTACGAAATCGTTGAGTGTCCAGGTATGTCAAACGATACTATGGTAATGGCTCAACCATCTAACTTGTGGTTCGGTACAAATCTTCTTTCTGATTGGAACGAAGTTGCTTTGTTGGATATGTACGATAAGGACTTGTCAGATAACGTACGTTTCGGTGCGAAGTTTTTCGCAGGTGTTCAGTATGGATTCGGTAACGAAATCGCATTCTATCAATACACTGCCTAATTAATTAAATAACCCTTGTACAATTGTGGTGCATCAAACAACGGTGCATCACTTTTGTGCAAATAATACAAAGAAAAATATGGCTTGTGAATTAACAACTGGTTTTACATTAGATTGTAAAGATGGTGTTGGTGGAGTGAAGCAAATTATTCTTGTTGACCAAACATTAGTAAGTTCATTTACACTTGATGCAAATGAAATCGTAACTACAATTGTTGGTCCAGCAAGTGGTGATTTATTTACTTATGAATTGCCAACACAAACTGCATCACTTGAAGAAACAATAAACTTCAATCGTGACAATGGAACGGTGTTCTACACGCAAACGGTGAACGTGATGCTTCACAAATTGTCAAGTGCAAAAAGATTAGAATTACAAACCGTTGCAAAAGCACGTGTGATTGTTTTCGTTCTTGATGCAAACGATAATTGGTGGGCTGTTGGTTATGAGAATGGTGCAGACCTTTCAACATCAACATCTGCAACTGGTACTGCGTTAGGTGATATGAATGGTTACACATTGGCATTCACTCACGAAGCACCAAAACGCGCATACAAATTGAGCGGTGCACCTGCTTCAATTCTTGACTAATCAACAATTTGAATTTATGTTAACATTTGGTGGTCACACAACCACCATTTGTTAACTTTACTTACAAGGAAAAATGATTTACTTACTTACAAATACTGCAAACCAAACAACGCATCTAACGTTGAACGAAGGACGTAGTTATTACACAACTGCATTCACGCATTATTTGTTAGTGTTGACTTATGAAATGACTGGTGAAACATTAGGTCAAGTTGTTGATGTAATAAGTGAGAACGAAAGAATCACCACAATTGAATTAACAACTGCAACACTTGTTGATGCAGGAAGATACAGATACGAAGTGTATGGTCAAAATTCTTCAAGCAATACAGACCCAACTGATGCAAGTGTTGTTGGGTTAGTTGAGAAAGGAATTTTCGAACTTACTGAAAGCGTGAATTATTATGACGTTTCAACACCAACTATTCCAGTTGATGTAATTTATACTGGCACTTAATGACTAACATACAACAATTCAACTTTGCAAAATATCAACCCACCGAAGCAATTGAAAAAGAGAATCGCGCAGGTTGGATTGATTATGGCGATAACAATTTATATCCGCAATACTTAATTAATCTGTATCAAAATTCACCGATTCACAATGCGTTGGTGAATTCAATTTCGTTTATGATTGCAGGTAAAGGAACAGATACAATTCTTGACAATGCGTTAAATGGAATTGCATTTGATTTAAAATTGCAAGGTCAATTTGTTGCAGAAGTTATTTGGTCATTAGATGGAACACGCGTTGCGCAAATCAATCACTTACCATTCGAGAATTGCCGATTAGCTTATGACAAAGAGTGTGAAGAAGTAACTGGTGTTTGGTATTCATACGATTGGAATAATACAAGAAGTAAAAAAGGAAAACCATATTTCATTCCTTTGTTTGATCCATCGTGCGCGAAAGAATATCCACGTCAAGTTATATATGAACATTCGATGTGTGCAGGTTCAATGTTCTATTCTAAACCCGATTATTATGGTTCGTTGAATTACATTGAATTGAGTTATCAGATGGGAATGTATCACGTTAATAACATATTGAATGGTTTATTCCCATCGTTCATTATTAATTTCTTAAATGGAATACCACAGAAAGAAGAACGTGAGCAAATTCGTAGAGAATGGGAAGCAAGATTAAGCGGTGCAAGTAACGCAGGTAAGTTCTTAATGACGTTCAATGAAGACCCTGCACGCGCTCCACAGATAGAGGCATTTCCAATTTCAGATGCAGACAAGCAATATCAGTTTTTGAGTGAAGAAACTGCGAAGCAAATTATGATTGGTCACAGAATCACATCACCTTTACTTTTTGGTATTCGTGATAATAGTGGTTTTGGAAGTAATAAAGATGAAATGATAGTTGCATTAGACATCTTCAATCACCAAGTGATACAACCATATCAAAGATTAATTACAGATGTATTCACACCAATAATTGGTGATGTTGAAATTGCACTTAATTCACCATTTGAAATTGTTGAATCTGCAATACCAACTGAATCGATTGTTATTGATACACCAGTTGAACAACCAACAACAACTGATGTTTCAACAGAAGTAAAAGTTTCTGATGTCACATACAACGGTGCACAGATAGCATCTGCTATTGACATTGTATCGAAAGTAAAAGAAGGAATTTTGACACAAGAACAAGCAATTGTTTTCTTGGTTCAGTTCTTACAACTTGATGTTGAAGTTGCGAAATCAATGTTCGCAGTTGGTGGTGATGCAATTGCTAAATTGAGCAGTCAAAAAAAAAAAGTAAAGAAAAATAAATCAGAGCCAAAACTGATTAATGGTGTACCTGCTCACATTAGTGATGAAGATTCTGATGCGTGGTTAAAACATCTTGCTGATAAAGCAGAATACGTTGACGAAGAAGAATGGGAATGCATATCAGATGAAGAAGTAACCGATCCACATAACGAAGAAGCATATCGCAAAGAATATATGTCGCTACGTTCATACGCAAACCCGAATGAACGTTCTGATGAAACCGACAAAGGTCTTTACAAAATCCGTTATTACTATTCTAAAAATCTAACGTGGCGCGATGGCGAAATGGTAACACGTGACTTTTGTCGCGAGATGGTTTCACTTTCAAAAAATAGTGCAGTTTATCGTTATGAAGACATCATTGCAATGGAAGGTGAGAATTCGCAGTTCGCACCAGCAGGTTCTTCATCTTATTCAATTTGGGAATGGAAAGGTGGTTGCTTTTGTCATCACAAATGGTTCAGAAAAATATATTTCAGAAAACGCAAAGGTGGTCAGTTCTTACCAAACAAAGGTCTTGCGAATGATTCAGTTGTAAAAGATAACGTTGATACATTAAAACCGAAAGGTGTTGAAGCAATAAGACCAATTGATACACCATCACGTGGTTCACTTAAATACAAATAAAAAATAATATGGCACTACAACCCGAAGTTCTTTTAGTAGACGAAAATTATATCAAAAAATACACGTGGGTGAATGGTTCTGTTGATCCATTACTTATGTACCCTGCAATCTATTTAGCGCAAGACGAACACTTGCAACAATATCTTGGTACTGATTTATACAACAAGATAAAAACTGATGTTGCGAACAATACAATTAGCGGTAATTACTTAACGTTGCTCGACAACTGGGTGCGCAGAATGGTTTGTTGGTGGGCTATGTATGAGATGCTTCCGCACTTGTATATGAAAACTGATAATGGTTCGTTGGTAATTCGCACAAGTGAAGATTCACAACCAATCACGCAAGACGATTTGCAGAATTATCGTGAACAATCACGTCAAAAAGCAATGTTCTATACTGCGCGAATGGTTGATTACTTGTGTGATAACACTTCTTTATTTCCCGAATACTCAACGAACACACAGAATCAATTGTATTCAGATACAGATGTTTATCC